GCCCGGTCGATGTTTGCGTTACGCCTTGCAGTTCTGTATTCCATGTATAATCAGACGGGTATGTATATGACGTTGTTTGTTGTACTCCCGCCGCATTTTTATCGGTTTCGACCTGAGCGACGGAACTGCTAATCTCAATTACAGGGTCGGGCATTTCGTATTCTTTATAAGTTACCCGAAAAGTAACAGCGTCATTTGCAATCGCCGCCGGTTCGATATCCGTACAGAAAGCAGTAGTAAATATCGCATGGCTTAAATTGATATCAATATTTTGCTGGACAAGTTGCTGATACGCGGCGGGGATCATAGCCGCCGCGTTAGTGCCGGCGTTTACATCCGAGACAATGAAATTCTCTACAATCCTCCAGCCCTGCCGGTCAAGATGCCAGCCTGACCCGTCAATTAGTGCTTGTGTTACTGCCATTAACTTAACCCCTCCCGGTTCGCAATGCGTTCGAGTAACCGTGTCTGTTTTTTCTGTTCGGTCAATTCGGGGTTGTTCATGTTGTCAAGCCCGGTCACAGAGACGAGGCTTTTGCGAATGACATCGAATTGACCTGCCTGTTGTGGCCGTCCTTCGAGTTTGCCCCGCGCATCCCGAACTGCCCTGCCGTATGTGTCCCAGTTGATCGCACCCGTTTCAACAAGGTCGTTTAGTTTGGTAATCTGAGCTTCGTATTTCTCAATCGGAGTTCTTGTTTCAGCAAATATCTCCTCGCCAAGTTTGACATTTTCGGCTGCCTGTTGTAGTTTCGTAAGTTCGGCGCGGAGCCTATCGAGTTGTCCAAACATTTTTGGGTCTTGGAATCGAGACCTTCCCCCAAGATCCCTCTGTAATTGAAATTCCGCAAGCTGATCTTCGCTATATTTCAGCTTTGCAATTTCATTGTGCAGCTTCGTGAACGAATCAATAAGACCACGGCTCCCGTCGTTAGTCGTCATCAATGTATTCTTGATATCGTCCATCGTAACTTTTATAAGGTCGCCCGACGACTTGAACTCTCCCGTCTGGTCAGCGAGTTTGTCCATATTCCTAATCAAATCATCAAACGCAAGATTGACTGATACAACAGCCGTTGCCGCAATCACCGCCCCGGCAGCTAAAGCCGCCCATCCAGCAGGCCCGGCCAAGGCTTGAACGATAGACTGCCCTGCGGCAAGGGCTTTGTATGCCTTAACTATCCCCCTGATTGCCCCAACGATTTTCGGGAGAAGCAAAAGAAATGCCCCAATGCTTGCGGCCAGCCGGACCCAGCCGAGCGTATTATTGATCGTTGATTTTGACAAATTTTTCAGTGACTTAACCAGGTTCCTCGTCCACTTTAGAACGCCCACCATTACGGGTAGTAATTCTTCGCCGAGAGCGACTTTGAGATTGGTAACAGCGGCCTTCGTGCGCTTTAACTGGTTTGCGTAGTTGTCCTGCGTTCTGATTGCATCGCCCTGGGCGTCTTTTGTGTCATTCAGAATAATGCGATAACGCAAAAAGACTTTTTCCATATCTGTCAAGTTGGCAAAGGATTTTTTTATCCCTTGATCATACGCCATCTGCTGAATTCGCGTTTCCGAAATTGCAATACCGTATTGCCTCGTCGCCCGATGACTTCCCATTATGGCCGATGTAAAGTTGCGCATTACATCGCGGTCAACCTTTTCATTAAACGAAGCAACATCGACCCCTAACTGAGTAAGCGACTGTGCGAATTTCATCGCTTCTTCGCGCGCAAAACCTAACGGCACAAATATGTCCTGCAACTCCGCTGTCCAACTTAATACGTCCTTGCGCGCACGCCCTACACTATCGGCAAACTCGTCGGCCCACCGCTTCATTACCTTTGAATTTTCGCCGAAGACCACATTGAACTTGCTCATCGTCTCAGTAATTTCAGACGCAACGCGCAGGAGGTCTTTGAATCCGCGTATTACGCCCGTGCCCGCAACCAATCCGATAAGCAGCCGTTTAGTATTTTGGATCGTACTGTTAAACGACATCATTGTTTTGCGCGTACCGTGTACCCCGCGCGTAAACCCGGCGGTCTTTGCAATGATATTTACAGCTAATGTCGATATGACTGCCATTATCCGCTAATCGCCCTTAACCTTGCTTTCATATTATCCGCAGACTGTTGCTTTGGCGGGTCAAACTTGAGCATGAAATCCTCTATCTTTGACGGTTCGCCCTTAGCTCCGACCGCCGCCTTCACAACCTCTACAATCGTCCCTGCCAACTTTGCAAAGCGGAGGTCTTGCCGCTTTTCTCCAAAAGGTTCGATTGATGCGTAGGCAACCCACTCAGATAATTCCCGGCTGTCTATCCGCCCCAGCATTTCGCGAACAGTCACGCCCATGTGGGCTGCTAACTCGAAGTAGAATCGCCGCTCTGGGCGGCTTCGGAGTTTTTTGCAAGTTCCTTAATATCGTCTTGCCCGAAACCATTTAGTCTCTGGGCGACTGCAAAAATCCGGTCGAGAACATTGGCGCTTTTTTTGCCCAACTCGGCGACATCGGCATCGGAAAAGTATCTCTCGCCGTCATCGTCGATCATCGTCATTGCACAAAGTTTAGCTCTGAGGTTTATCATATTGACCTCGACAGAATCGCCTCGTCTCTTTGTGATTGACTCCTCGAACGCATCCCTCTCGGTCCCCGTCAACGTCCTTACTGTTACCGACCCGCCCCACTCTGGAACCTCAACTACCTCGGTCGGCAAATCGTCCGCCTGTAAAATTTGTGCTTTTGTCAACATCCTTTTCACCCTTTCAAAAAAGTTATTATGCAACATCCGTAAATGTCGGAACGCCAGAGAACTTAATCGTTACCGATTGCGTAATTTTGTCGTCGAACGGATCGCCGAAACCCAGAGCCGTCACAAATCCGGAACATGCCCACGAAGACGTGTCGGGAAAAGTGATCGTCCACGTCTCGGCGGCTGCGGTCAATGCAGTGTTTAGGCTGTTCGCCTCCCCTGCCGCTGCTCCGGCGTAGTTTACGTCAAACGTCATCTCCCCCGGATCTAACATGCCGGAAATAAACTCCCGGAATGCTGATGTCGAATCCATTGTTGAAACGTCAATCGAATCCCTCGTTTGATTCGGACCGGTTATACTAATCACATTAGCAACCGTTCCGGTAGAGCCGCCGACAAGTGTAGTGCCGTGGCCGTGTGTGCCATCACTCATGGTTTATCCCCCCTCAAGTTTTTTTGTTTATGCAGGTATGTCAACGAATACCGGCACACCCGTTAATTTGATTGTTACAGATTGTGTGATTTTATCGTCGAACGGTATCGCATGTCCCAGCGCCGTCATCAATCCTTTACAGTACCAGTACGAATGATTCGATATATGTGTCGCGTTCGTCGTGGCCGTTGCTGCTCCGTCGTTGAAAATCAGATAATACGTCAGCGACGTATTTGTGTTTTTCAACAGGCCCGTTGTCGCGTTCGTGCCGCCAAGGATAGTCGCATCGCCACCATCCGAACCGTCGTAATTGACGTCAAATGTCATCTCCCCTGCGTCCAGCATACCGGGAATGAATTCTCGAAATTTGCTCGTTGAATCCATCGTCGATTTTTCGATTGCGTCCCGCGTCTGACTCGGTCCGGATATCGAAATGACATTTCCGATAGCCGTAAAGCTCGACGGATTTGTTATCAACGTCGCCCACAATTTACTCGCGTGACCATGTTCTGCATCACTCATAATACCCCCCCCTTATGACGTCGCCTCGTCAAATGTAATTTTAATGTCTATCTGCTTTCCGTATGCGTCGATGACATCGACGCCCGGCGTTCTTTGATAGCGGTCGATCTCGTTTTCAAATTGCACATACTGAATTGTTACCGTGCCGGACGTGCCGTGATAACCGTCAAAAAATTTCCTGACAGCTTCAAACAAACCCTTTGCGGCACTGTACGTTGCCCCCCAGCAAATTATCTGATAACGAGAATCGGTGTACCCACTTGGCCCATCCATCGTATGATCCCGATGGCCGCTGACCTGCTGATATACTATCGCAGGCAAAGCAGCATCTTGCGGGATAATCATCGGGTACAGCCGGACCGGATCTGAGCCGATGATATCAGTTATTGACGACTCACCCGCCAGTATCGCTACGATCGCTTCCTCGATTATTGTTACTGCCATTTTCTATTTTCTTTCTCACCTCGTATATGTGATGCTCGATGGCGTTTATCTGTACTAATATCTCGAAATCGTCCAAGTGACCATGAACGTCCATTGTATGAATCTCATGCTCGATATTTTTGAGATGATCCGCGGCGTTCATGGTCTGCTCAAAAGTTTCTTCACATCCGACATGATTTCTTTCAAGTCCTCGCGAACAAGTGCCATATCCTTC